ATCCCCGTGTGTTGGTGCCCAACACCTATCGCCACCAACACCGAGGCCCGCCCTAGGCGGTTTGTCATATCGAGGACTAAGAGCTGAACCGCAGCGTCAGCTCTACGCGCCCACAGAGGCGGGGCGGCCTTACTCGCACGGGGCCGTCCCGTCTTTCTTAGGAAATCACATGGGCCTCATTGTGGGTCGAGATCGGATTCGGCTGGATCGCAGTCCGGCGCCACAAGTCGTCTACATAGGAACACCATTCGATCATGTCAGAAGAAGAGGGTGGCAAGAAGAAACGGAAGGAGCAGCAACCTTTTGCTGAACTCCCACCGTCGCTCGTGTCGCTGACCAAGCGTGGCCGCCCGTCGATATACGATCCTGAGTTCTGCGAGATCGTGTTGAATCTCGGCGCTGAGGGAAAGAGCAAGGCGCATATCGCCGCTCGTCTCGGCATCAATCGCGATACGCTCAACGAGTGGACCAAGATCCACCCCGAGTTTTCCGTCGCCGTAAAAAACGCGCAAGAACTGGCGCTTGCATGGTGGGAAGACGCGGGGCAGGTCAACATGGCACGGCAAGGCTTCAACGCGACTGCATACATCTTCCAGATGAAAAACAGGTTCCGCGACGAATATCGCGATGTGACCGCGATGGAGCATACCGGAAAGAACGGAGGCCCTATCGAAACCCGCGATGTGGGCTCATTGACGGATGACGAACTCGCAAATATCGCCCTCTCAGGCAGCCCGCGAGCTATTGCGGCGGCGGGCGGCTCGAAAGTCGCTCATTGATTTCACGCGCTACACGTTTCACGGCTACAGGCCAGCACCACACCACAGACTGATTGCCGAGAAGCTGGAGGCAGTCGAGCGCGGTGAATGCCAACGGCTTATGATCTTCATGCCGCCTCGGCATGGAAAGTCCGAGCTGGCGTCAAGGCGGTTCCCGGCGTGGTTCCTCGGCCGCAACCCGGAGCGCTCGGTCATCGCGGCGAGCTACAATAGCGACCTTGCTTCGGACTTTGGCCGGGATGTTCGCAACCTTGTCGGAAGTCCAGAGTATCGCACGCTTTTCGGTGTTGATCTCAGGGAAGACAGCCATGCCGCCAACCGGTGGCACACTGACAAGGGTGGGGTCTATGTTGCGGCTGGTGTTGGAACGGCGGTCACAGGCCGTGGTGCACACGTCTTTCTAATCGATGACCCATTCAAGGATCGCGTCGAGGCTGACAGCGAAGTTAACCGGGAGAAGGTCCGGCGCTGGTACACGTCAACGGCCTACACCCGCCTCGAAAATGATCTGATAGAGGAAGGGCAGCTAACCGAAGACGACGCAATTTGGGCCGACTTCTATCGGCAGATCGAGACCGGCGATGCAAAGCCGTTCGAGGGCTCGCTTGTCGTCATTCAGACAAGATGGCACGAAGCGGACCTTGCAGGCTGGCTTCTTGAGGAGATGCAGGCCGGTGGCGACCATTGGGACGTGCTTGAGCTTCCAGCTGTCAGCGAAGACGGCAAGGCGCTCTGGCCTAGCAAGTATCCTCTTGCCCGTCTGGAAAAGATCAAGAGAGCAATCGGTGCTAGAGATTGGTCAGCCCTCTATCAGCAGCGCCCCACGGCTGAGGAAGGCGATTATTTCAAAGCCGAATGGCTGAAGCCTTACGATAGGCTGCCGGCGCTCGAAACGCTCAGAGTCTACGGCGGATCAGACTACGCGGTCACGGCGGACGGCGGAGACTATACGGTTCACATCGTCGTCGGTGTTGACCCGGAAGAACGAATGTACGTGCTGGACCTCTGGCGCAAGCAGGCATCCTCGGACGAATGGGTTGAAGCCTTTTGCGATCTCGTGAACCAGTGGAAGCCCATAGAGTGGGCGGAGGAACAGGGACAGATCAAGGGCGGCGTCGGGCCGTTTCTCGATCGCAGACAGCGTGACCGCCAAGCCTGGGTCAAGCGCACCACGTTCCCGACCAAGGGCGACAAGGCGATCCGCGCTCAATCCATTCGAGGCCGCATGGCGCTCAATGGGCTCTATGTCCCTATCCACGCGCCCTGGTTCTCCGCCTTCCGGTCGGAGCTTATGTCGTGCTGGTCCGGCAAGCACGATGACCAGGCCGACGCTCTGGGACTGATCGGACAGTTACTAGACAAGATCATGGCGGGTGACAGACCAGACCCGGCATCGGAGAAGACAAAGCGCGATGATTACAAACCCGCCTACTCTCGCGACAGCGACGACGGCGTTTTGACCATCTAGGAACCCATGCAGACGCAAACCACTGAAGGCTACGGCCGGACAGGAGACGACGGGCAGGAGGTCTATTACTCCCTCGCCCGGCTGCGTAAGCAGTTCCAGGACTACCTGTTCCAGAAGGCCAACGAGATCGAGGAGCAGAAGGAATCTCGACGGTACTTCCACTGCGTGCAGTGGACGCGTGAACAGATGAAGGCCATTCGTGACCGCGGTCAACCCGTCACGACCACCAACGAATACGCCCGCAAGGTCAACGCCATCGTCGGCGTTCTCGAGCGACTGAAGCAAGACCCGAAGGCCATGCCGAACACGCCCCAGCACGCGGACGGGGCGGACCTTGGAACCGAAACGCTCCGCTACGCCATGAACTCCCAGCATTGGGATTCTATCCAGCCTTTCGCCTCCCGCTGTGGCGCGGTTGACGGCATCGGCGGAGTAGAATTCGACCTCGAGCAGGGCGACATGGGGGATCCAGAGGTTGGCCTTGCTACGGTGCAGCCAGATACGTTCTTTTACGATCCGCGCTCTTACGAGGCTGACTTCTCCGACGCACTGTTCCTCGGCACCACCAAATGGGTGGATCGGGAAGTCATCAAGGATATGTTCCCCGACAAGGCGGACGAGATCGATTCTGTTTCTGACTCTGGTGCTGATTTTGAGACCGGCTCTGACCGTGAGATCGTCTGGACCAACTCTTCCGAACAGATGGTCCGCGCCGTCGATCACTGGTACTACTGCAAGGGAAAGTGGAAGTGGTGCTTTCACATCGGCAACCTGAAACTCGCTGAAGGCGTCTCGCCCTGGATCGACGAGAAGGGCAAGACCACACACAAGTTCGAGATGTACTCGGCGGCGGTTGACCATGAGGGCGACCGATACGGGTTCCTGCGAAATCTCAAGTCCGCACAGGACGAGGTCAACCAGCGCAAGAGCCGAATGCTCCACATCTCAAACTCGCGCCGCTTGATCCTGAAGAAGAGCGCCGTCAAGGACGTGGAGCGTGCACGCAAGGAATGGGCGCGTGCCGATGGCGTCGTGGTGGTCAACGAAAACGCGGAGATCGGCCGAGACATCAAGGTCGATGACCAGTCCCAGGATTTCCAGGGTCAACTCGCCCTCTATCAGGAAGCCAAAACGGAGCTTGACCGGTTCGGACCCAATGCAACTCAGCTCGGCCAGGGTGATGCGGGCAAATCCGGTCGTGCGATTGCTCTCCTGCAACAAGCAGGACTGGCCGAGCTGGGGCCATTCATTCTCGCCTACCGGGATTGGAAGTTCCGCGTTTACCGGAAGATGTGGAACGGCATCCAGCGTCATTGGCAGTCCGAGCGGTGGATTCGCGTCACGGATTCTGAGGGGCTTATCCAGTTCATCCAATTGAACGGGCTCACCGTAGATCAGTACGGCCGCCCGGCACTGGTCAACGCGCTCGGCTCTCTCGATGTGGATATCACGCTGGATGAGAGCGGGGACGTCGTCACCACCTTGGCAGAGGCCCTTGAGACGCTTCAGAGCGCGCTCGCGGCTGGCATGCCGATCCCGCCCGATATTCTCGTTGACCTGCTTCCGATCCGCCAGGACATCAAGAAGCGGCTCAAGGAGCGCATGGAGCAGGCCCAGCAGCCCGATCCTATGGAGCAGCAGGCGAAGCAGGTTGCGCTCGAACAGGAGCAGGCGAAGACCGGCAAGGTCAAGGCCGACACGTTCAAGAGCACGGCCGACGCGGTCAAGACGATCTCGGAATCTCCGCTTGGCATGGGCGGTATGACGGGTCTTCCTGGAATGGAACAGCCAGCGCCCCAAGCGCCGCGACTGCCATCGGGTGGCGGAGCGGTGCCATCGCCTGCCATGAGTGGCAATCCCATGCCGATGGGTGGCAGCGGAGCGCCGCTAGACTTCAGTCGCATGATCGAGATGCAGGCCGCGATGCCGCCTCCGCAGGCGCAGCCGCCTATGCAGGGGTCGTTTGGGTTTTAACAGGTTCCGCCCGCGCTCGCGATAGAAGCGCAAGGGGATTAACATGAAAACAAAGACCGTCGAGACGATTACGACTTGCAGGTGTCGGAGGCGGCGCAGGAGTTGATCCGACTTGAGCGCACTCAGCACGCAGAGACCAGACGCCGCTTAAGCGAAGCGCTGCGTGCTCTGAACGCAAAGTAGATCGCCCGTCGTCTGCGATATGACGACAAGGCTCTGCGGGTGCCTTGAACCCGCTCCGCACCGCTCCCCGCGATAGAGGGCGCACACACTTCGAAGCCGGGCCTTAGCGCTCGGCTTTTTGCGTTGAGGCACGGACGAAACACGGCCCGCCAGCGCCCGGCGATAGGGGTGCATTCGTGAAATTCGCAACGAGATAGCGAAAGGACGGGAAGGCTATGGCCAACCACGAACAAGACGGTATTGGCGACGAGGACGAGTTGTTCTCGGAGATGTTGTCTGGGGATGCGCCGAAGTTCGACGCGGAACCGGATGACGAGGCAAGCGATCCGGCAGCGTCAGAGCCGGATAAAGCCACACGGGAGCGTGACGAGTTTGGCCGGTTCAAGGCCAAAGGCTCGGACACGCAGGATCAGCCGGTAGAGGCCGAGCCGCCGAAGCAGGAAACCCCTGTCGAAGCCGCAGCCCAGGACCCGGCACCCGCGCAGCAGCCCCCCGCAAGGGAGGATGATGACGGCAAGATCCCGTCGTGGCGAATGAGGGAGATCCGCGAGGCTCGTGACGCAGAACGCGCACGTGCCGAAAAAGCAGAAGCAGACGCTCGGCAGGCAGTATTTGCAGCCCAGCAGATGCAGAACGCTCTCACGGCTATGCAGCAGCAGCTTCAGGCTCTGCAGAACCCCAAGCCGCAGCAGCCCGCACAAGCACCGAACATGTTCGAAGACCCCGATGGCTACAACGGCCATTGGGAACAGAGGTTGGTGACGCAGGAACAGACGTTCCAGAAGCAGCTACGCCAGATGCGGTTGGAAAACAACCTGTCCATCACGGCGATGGTGCACAAGGACACGTTTCCTGCTGCTTACGAGGCGTTCACGCAGGCCGTTGACGCGGGCGACAGAGTACTTGCACAGCGCGTCTTCAGCTCGTCAGACCCTGGCGGCTCCATGGTCGCGTGGCATCGTGAGCAGAGCGCTCTGAAGGAGATCGGCGGAGACCCGCAGTCCTAC